ACAAAGATTCCCAGGAAATCCCTAGGTATATATTCCTACCATGTGGCATAATGTCGCACCTGATTCACCCTTTGTTCCCCTTGACATGTGAATATATTCCTGTTGTTCACCTTTTGTTCTCCCTTTGTTCTCCTATAGGAATTTATTCCTACCTTAGGGTGTGACAATATGTCGCAGTTGTTCCCTGTTTGTTCCCCTTGACAGGAATCCATTCCTAAAAGTATTTATTTCAGGGGGTGAATAGGAAAATATTCCTAGGGGCTAGCTAAAAGCCTTATAAATCAGGGGGTTACCCAGGCCATACCGGGGGTTGAAATAGGAATATATTCCTAGCTCACACCATGAAATTTTCCTGAAGAAATTCCTGACAAACGGGGTCTTATTGTCAAGAGATTTATTTTATTAAATTTCTGTAATGTTATACATTAGGGCTTGACTCCGGGGTCGGGGATATGGTATAATGATACATATTGATTAACCCGGGGTATTGATAAGGGCAATACCTTAAGGATTAACCTAATGCGCTAGAGTATTAGATTAACCTTTGGTAGATAATCCTTCATGAGTTCTACCATAAAGGACTCTAACTGAAGGTTATACCTAAGGTATTATAGTATCCTTTAAGATTTTTAATACCAAAGGTAGTTAATCTAGTCTTGTCTTAACTTTTTTCTGTGTCTTCTCTCCGCAGAGAAACTGCGGGTATACAAGGTTTCTGATGGGAATTTACAGTACCTCAAACTCTATAAAGGTTACCATTGCAGGTTCCGCAGGAGATACTGCGGGAAAAGGATTCTACGCATCTGATGGTTCGGTAAGGGTAACCCTTGTAGACGGGGTTACTTATGTAGGAAGATACGCTTCTGACGGATCTATAAATGTCACGCTTGACACAGCAGGATTTGGTATTTACCATCCGTCAGGTGCTATCAGAGGCACAAATGTTCCATCAGGTGCCACAGGTATTTATGCTTCTAATGGTGGTTATTATTTTGAAGGTTTGGCCACAGCTTCTGAACTTCTCCTTGGCTTTACTGAGCCTGATGGGTTTACGATTGATTTTCTTTCCAATACTTACACCATCAGAGATTCAACAGGATCTGAAGGTTTGATTTATACAGAGTCTCTTGGCCTTGGCCTTGACTTCATGGATAATACTTATACAGTTAAGGGACCATAAATGACAACAACCATAAACGGAAAAGCCACCGATCTGATCACCTTCTCGCGTGGCTCCCTTGCCACCGTGACGGACAGCAATGGCCTGATCAAATGGGCTCCGCATAATCTGCTGCTGGCGAGTGAGCAGTTTGACAATACGAACTGGACGAAGAGCAGTGCAACCGTAGCAGCCAACACAGAAGAGGCTCCTAACGGAACAGACACGGCAGACACCATCACGGCATCCGGTGCAAACGGTACGGCTCTTCAATCCTACACGGCGCTTGCGGTGCCCTACACTTTCGGCGTTTGGCTGAAGAGAAAGACAGGCACCGGGACAATTGAGATTGCTGCCGATAACGGCACCTACACGGCAGTGACGATCACCTCCGACTGGGCGCTCTACACCGTCACCCAGACGCCTGCCGCTGGCTCCAAGTCCGCAGGCATCAGGATCGTGACCTCTGCCGATGAAGTCTATGCATGGGGAGCCCACCTTTACCGCTCCGACCTCGGCGGGATGCAGGCCAACGCCAGTGCGTACCCGTACTATAACCCGAGCACGCCGAAGAATTTGCTGGGGTACAGCGAGGCGTTTGATTCGGCCTTTTGGACGAAGGCTAGTGGCGTTTCTGTAGTTGCCAATGCAGATGCTGCACCAAATGGTTCACCTACCGCAGATCAAGTGACATTTGCAAGTGGCGGTGCTTCAGAGTTTCTTCGTCAACCTATTAGTATGGTCGTCAATACGACTTATACATTTTCTGTATACGCTCGTCTTGTTTCAGGCAGCGCAACATTTACCGTTGACTACGGAAACATTGGGACGTCATCAACGCTTACCCCAACATCCGTCTGGCAGCGTTTTTCTTATACGTTTACATTTACAGGTTCAAATAATTGGATAGATATTCAGGTGTCAGCAGGATGCACAATTGCGTTCTGGGGCGCACAGCTCTCCGACAGCGCCTCTCTCGACCCCTACGTCCCCAACTTCGGTGCTGCTCCGTCTGCTGCTGCCTACCACGGCCCGAGGCTGGACTATGATGGCGACACGCTTGCGGCCCGTGGGCTGCTGGTGGAGGAGGCGAGGACGAACGCAGTCATCCATTCTAGCGACTTCGCAAGCTGGAGCGGTTCGACTGCTACGGTGAACGCGAATGCTGTAGTTGCGCCTGATGGAACACAGACGGCAGACGAGGTTGTTCGTGTGTCTTCAGTATCAGATAACAAACACATCAACTGCACGTTCACAGGCGACGGTTCAAAGCCCGTTTCGATCTATGTTAAGTACAACACCGCATCTACGTTCACAGTACTCCTGTTCGACTTGACAGTCATAGCTTCTCGAGCCGATGTGACCTTCACATTTACCGCTGGTGTCCCAACTGCTACGTCCACCTTGGCCGGGAGTGTTGAAAGCATACAAGCAGTTGGGAATGGGTGGTATCGCATCAAGCTCGTCGCATCCGGTGTGGTCGCTGCAAACACTAACCGCGTCTATGTGTATCCGGCTGTTGCTGGCTCAAGCGATGGCGAGAAGACCACCTTCTGGGGCGCACAGGCAGAAGTCCAGACGGCTACCTTCAGCACGAGTTACATTGCGACCTCTGGCGCTCAGATCACCCGCAACGCCGATGTGGCGAGCGTGGGAACGAGCCAGTTTCCGTACTCGGCGAGCGAGGGGACGTTGGTGGTGGCTTGGATGGCTGGCCGGACTAGTGGGCCTGCACCCGCTTTGGTTTTGGACGATACGGACAGCACTCAGTATTCCAACGTGGTGTTTATGAACCAAGGCAACTCTGCGGGGGCTGGATCTGGATGGCGTGCCATTGGCAATGTAAGTGGCATAGCGCAGTTTGATTTTGATGTTGCGTCTCCTGCTTTGGCTGTGGGTGCAACCTATAAACTTGCGCTTGCCCTGCAGCAGAATGATTTTGCTGCTGTGTTGAATGGTGGGACTGTTCAGACTGATCCAACCGGGTCGGTGCCGCAAGGCATCGACTTGCTCCGCATTGGCGGTCATCGGGATGGTACAAACATCAACGGCTGGATACGCCAGATCACCTACCTGCCGCGCCGCCTGACCAACGCCGAACTCCAAGCGAGGACAGCATGATGGACCTGATGTACCGCGCCACCGACAAGGCCACATGGGACGCCTACGCCACTGCGATGAACCTCACCGCGACAGGTGGCGAAAACACATACCCGCTCGGCTGCTACATCGACGAGATCGGCCCCGTCGTCACGACCCCTGCGGTGATCTCCGAGGACGGCACCATCCTCACTCCTGCGGTGATGGATGATCGGCATCATGTCAATGTCCGCATCGTTCATCTGCCGCAGTCGGTGGATGAGGAAGGGACCGTCACCGTGACCACGATGGCTGACCTTGCTGCCGGAAACGCTGATGTCGAATGGGTGGACCCCGCCACCGTGGACAACCCCCGGCGCATCTGGGCGGGCGGGATGAGGTATTGGGTGCCGGAGGTTTAAATGGCAAAGAAACCTGTTATTTCTTCAGTGGCTACAGGGTATACAGATAATACTTTTCTTATAAATTCGACTACTCTTGTAGAGTATGCCGATGATACTGCTGCTGTAGGAGGTGTTCAGGTAAACAGATTTTATAGAACAGGTTCTGTTGTAAAAGTAAGAGTAACATGAACAATGTCTCCAGAAGATCTTGACAGACTCCTTGAGAAAGCCGCAGAGCGTGGGGCAGATTGTGCCTTGCGTAAGGTTGGTCTTCATGATGAAGATGCAGGAAGAGATATGGCAGAGGTCAGAGATCTTTTGGAAAACTGGCGTGAGACAAAGAAAACCATTTCACAGACAATTGCCAGAATTATTACAACAGCAATACTTGCCATCATGGCCATGGGTACTTGGCATTACTGGGGATCTCCGAAGTGAAGTTTAATCAGACATCAGAGAACAGACTCAAAAGACTGCATCCTGATCTTCTGAAGGTTGTCAGGAGAATGCAAAGACTGAATAAGGATTCTTCTTTTGGTGCAATCATCACATGCACAGTCAGGACATTGGCTGAACAAAAGCTTCTGGTCAAGAAGGGGGCAAGTAAGACACTCAGGTCCAGACACATTCCCGGAAAAGATGGGTATGCCAAGGCTGTTGACTTTGCTGTTACTCTTGATGGCAAGGTCAGATGGGACTGGCCTTTGTATCATAGACTTTCCAAGCTTATGAAAGAAGCCGCCAGGCTTGAAAAGATCCCACTTACTTGGGGTGGAGACTGGAAGTCTTTTAAGGATGGACCGCATTTTGAACTACCAAGAAACAAATATCCGTAGGAGATAGTAATGCCAAAAGGTTCAGTTCCTCGTAATGCTATTAAGAACTTTGCCGTTAAAAAGAAACGGTATTTTGATATGTCCAAAGAAAAGTATGGTCCCGGTCCTAAAAGAATAAGACCAACTAATGAAGAAATGGAGAAAGCTTATAAGTCTTATTCTGATGCAGCCGATTATCCTTCTTTTTTTAGAAAGGCTGCTCCTAGTAAATCTTGGTATAATAGAAAAGCTAGGGCAAAAGGTAGGAATAAAAACTTTGAAAATCTTAATAATATGGCAACTGGTGAATACTCTAAGCAAAGAAGAACTGCTAGAGATATCCGTAGCGATGCTTCAGTTGGTGGTAATTTAGCGCGTATAAAAGAAAATCCGGTAAAGGCCCTTAAGCGCCGCGCAAAGTTAAAGTCTACAAAAAAGAAGTAAGGAGCTAATAATGTTTACATCTATTGACAAGGCTTTGGTTGCTCTGATCATGGGCATTCTGTTTATTGTCCAGACTTATACAGGCTTTAGTCTTTCTTTTCTGACACCTGAGACTGTCTCGACTATTGTCGGTCTGATCACTCCTGTTCTTGTCTGGTCTATTCCTAACAAGACTGTTGGGTGAGTTGGCAAGAAACAATCTCTGTTATCATAGTTCTTGCCGGATTAGGTGCAGGAGCCTTTCTTGTCGCCCAAAGACCAGCATTCTGGATTGAGTTTGGGGTAAGAATATTCAAGGCAATACTACCCACATTGCTTAAAAGGATGCCACCTGAAGAAGAAGAGGCATGGAGAAAATGCCAACTCAGAGGGGGTAAATGGGATCACCGTAAGAAAAAATGTGACAGATGAAAAAGAAGTTTGACAAAGAACAATTTGTAAAGATTGTCAGAAGACGTAGGAAAAAACCAAAGCATCTCAGGGTAAGAAAGAAGCTTGGGCCTAAGTCCGATATGAAAGGTGCAAAGTAATGGATTGGTCAGATCTTGAAAGACCTTTAAGAGGATCTGAAAAAATTGTTTCTAAAAAGGGTATAAGAAAAGGTTCTCATAGTACTGAAAGAACAAGAACTGTTCAAAATCCTGATGGTACTTATATGAATGTCAATACTCTTTGGAAAACAAAACAAGGTACAGTATCAGATGTAGGCCATATGTCTGATGATTGGCTTTCTTCACATGCCAGAAATTACGAAAAGAAAAGTGGAGAAATGTATCCAAGATTTAAAGAACTTGATTTGGCTGTAGAAATGGCTAAAAGAAGATCTTTTGAAGGTGGAAATAAAAGTAAAATTCCATTGACAATTAAAAGGAAAAAGTAATGGCAGCATACCAGACCAAGGGTTTGTTTTATGAGACTACTCTTCCTGATGAAAGACCTGACTTTGGGACGAAGTGGACTCTGAAGGAAAAGGATCTTGTTATTGGAGACAAGACTTATACCAGCATGAAGAGGGTCTATCTTGAGATGGAAGATGTGACTGAGTACGACTTTGCTATTGCTACTCTTGGTTCGTACAAGCATTGGGAAAGACTTGTTGAGTCTCCGATTATCAATAAGCATATTACTCAGTGGCGTAAGGAACTGAACCTTAAGCTCAAGGCCCGGGCCATGAAGTCTATTATTCGCTCTGCCACTGAAGATGAGAAGCTTTCTTTTCAAGCCATGAAGTATCTGGCTGATAACGAATACCTTGACAAAAAGGGTAAGAGAGGCCGTCCCTCCAAGGAAGAAGTCAAGGCTGAACTCAGGAAGGAAGTTGAGATCTCCAAGACATTCAGAGATGATGCCGAGAGAATTGGTCTGAAGCTGGTCAACTAAACCTGATGCCAAGCATTGACGATATCAGGGAAGCTGCTGAACAAGACTTGGTAACTTTTATCAGGCTTGTTTCCCCCAACAGGGTACTTGGCTCAGTCCATGAAGAACTTTGTAGGTGGTGGAACAGGGAAGAATCCAAGTCTCACCAGCTTACCCTGCTTCCCCGGGATCATGGTAAGTCTGCCATGATTGCCTACAGGGTTGCATGGGAGCTTACCAAGGACCCTACACTCAGGATTCTGTATATCTCTGCCACATCAAACTTGGCCCAGAAGCAGCTTTCGTTTATCAAGTCTATCTTTACCTCTGATATCCACCGTAGATACTGGCCTGACCATATCCATGATGACGAAGGTAAAAGAGAAAAGTGGACCATGACTGAGATAAGTCTGGACCATCCCAGAAGGAAGGAAGAACATATCCGTGATCCATCAGTTTTTACCGGAGGTCTTACCACATCTCTTACTGGTCTTCATTGCGACATCGCTGTACTTGATGACGTTGTTGTTTATGAAAATGCCTACACTCAAGAGGGCAGAGACAAGGTAAAGTCACAGTATTCCCTTCTGTCTTCTATTGAAGGGGCTGATGCCCGGGAATGGGTGGTGGGTACACGGTATCACCCCAAGGATCTGTACTCAGAACTCCTCAGCATGGAAGAGGATCTATATAACAAAGCTGGTGAAATTATCGGGGCAGAGCCTATCTACGAAGTCTTTGAAAGGGCTGTGGAAGATGTCGGTGATGGGACAGGACAGTTCCTCTGGCCAAGGCAGGTAAGACACGATGGCAAGGCATTTGGATTTGATATTCAGATCTTGGCCAAGAAGAGAGCGCAGTATCTGGACAAGACCCAGTTCAAAGCGCAGTACTACAACGATCCTAATGACCCTGACTCAAGACCAATTGACTATGATAAATTTCAATATTTTGAAAAAGAGTTCTTGACAAATACCTTAGGTTTATGGTATTATAAAGACAGAAAGCTTAACGTATTTGCAGCAGTTGACTTTGCGTATAGTTTAAGAAGGAAGGCAGATTATACTGCCATTGTTGTGATTGGGGTAGATTACGAAAACAATGTTTATGTTCTTGACATTGACCGATTCAGAACGGACAAGATTTCTGAATACTTTAGACACATACTTGATCTGCTTAACAAATGGGATTTCAAGAAGCTTAGGGCTGAAGTTACTGCTGCACAGGCTGCGATTGTTCAGGAACTGAAAGAAAGTTATATCAAGCCTCATGGTCTGATGCTGAAGATTGATGAGCATAAACCTACCCGGCACTCAGGTTCAAAGGAAGAAAGAATGTCTGCAATCCTTGAACCAAGATATGATAACCTTTCCATATACCACTACAAGGGTGGTAACTGTCAGCTTCTGGAGGAAGAACTTGTGACTAACAATCCTCCGCATGATGACATAAAAGATGCTCTGGCCTCTGCTATTGAGATTGCAGTCAGACCTTCTACCAATATGATAAACAGAAGAGTCAATACTGATAATGTAATTTTCTCTTCTAGATTCGGAGGCATTGCTCACTGATGGCTGGCAACACTGTAGACATGAGCCTTATTATCTCCCCGGATAATATTGCCACAGAGATTGCGGATAGATGGAGACTCTGGAACCAGCAGAGAGTAGGTAAGCTTGAGGAGTGGAAGGAACTCAGGAACTATCTTTTTGCCACGGATACCCGTAGTACAAGCAACAGCTCCTTGCCTTGGAAGAACTCGACTACTGTTCCCAAGCTGACACAGATCAGGGATAACCTCCATGCCAACTACATGGCTGCTTTGTTCCCCCAGAACAGATGGATGAAATGGACAGGGGATGACAAGGACAGCAATGCCAAGATAAAACGTGAAGTCATTCAGGCTTACATGGAAAACAAAGTCAAGCAATCTGACTTTGAGATTACCATGTCGAAGCTTGTCTTGGATTATATCGACTACGGCAATTGCTTTGCCACTGTAGACTACGAAACTAACTACACAGAGCTTGAGGATGGTGAACTTATCCCGGCTTATATCGGTCCCAAGGTAGTCAGAATCTCCCCATATGACATCGTATTCAATCCTGTTGCTTCTGATTTCTACAAGACTCCAAAGATTATCAGATCTCTTCTGACATTTGGTGAAGTCAAGAAGATAGTCGAGGAAAGTCCTGACAAGGAATATATGTCCAAGGTCTTTGACAGGATGATTGGCACAAGGAATGCCATTCAAGGGTACTCTGACTCAGATCTGCACAAGAACGATGGCTTTGTTGTGGATGGATTTGGGTCTATCAGAGAGTATTACGAGTCTGATTATGTAGAAATCCTGACATTCTATGGGGATATCTACGACAAGTACACCAACACCCTTCTGAAGAACAGGATTATCAAGGTTGTTGACAGGTCTTATATCCTCCATGACATCCCCAATCCGTCTTGGCTAGGCAAGAGTCCTATCTTCCATGTTGGTTGGAGAGAAAGACCAGACAATTTGTATTCAATGGGTCCTCTGGATAACCTTGTTGGTATGCAGTACAGGATTGATCATCTTGAAAACCTCAGGGCTGATGTCTTTGACCAGATTGCTTTCCCTGTCTTGAAGATCAAGGGTGATGTCGAGGACTTTGACTTCCAGCCGGGGTCAAGAATCTACTGCGGTGATGAAGGGGATGTCTCCTATCTTGTCCCAGATGCCTCTGCATTGGCTGCTGATAACCAGATTGCCATGCTTGAAGGGCGGATGGAACAGCTTGCCGGGGCACCAAGAGAAGCCATGGGTATCAGAACTCCGGGTGAGAAGACAGCATTTGAGATTAGTTCTCTCCAGAATGCAGCCGGAAGAATCTTCCAGAACAAGACACAGCATTTTGAAAAGGTCTTTGTTGAGCCTATCCTGAACTCTATGCTTGAGGCTGCAAGGCGTAACATGGATGCCTCGGATATCATCAGGGTATTTGATGATGAGCTTGGTATTGTGGTCTTTGAAACGATTACCAAGGAAGATATCACAGCCAAGGGCAAGATTATTCCGATGGGTGCCAGACACTTTGCCGAGAGGGCGCAGAGACTTCAGAATCTCCAGCAGCTTTGGCAGATCAAGGCCACTGATCCTACTGTCTCGGCTCATATGAGTGGCAAGGAGTTTGCCCGTATTCTGGCTGATGAGCTTGGTGAGAAGTCTCTGTTTGCTGAGAACGTATCTGTGTACGAGAACTACGAAACTCAGAAGACCATTCAGGAAGTTCAGCTTATTGCCAATGAAGAGAACATGATTGCAATGGAGCAAGGTATCTAAGACGGCTACGCCTAAGGAGAATATATGAAAACAATCTGGTTTATGGACCTTCCCAAAGACCAACAGGAAGGTTTCAAGAAACAGGTTTCATCTGCAAAGGATGTACTTGAGAAACTGGAAGAGATTGTAAAGAGTAAGATGAAGGAAGTTGTTCTTTCAGAAGATTACGATAATCCTAGTTGGGCTTATAAACAGGCTGACAGGAACGGTTACAACAGGGCTTTGACAGAAGTCCTTAACATTCTAAAATTCTAACCTAGACCAAGAGGTGTTTATGACTGATGTTTTTACAGCCGCGACCACGGCAGAGACGACAACTGAAGAGGGTAATGCTCAGACAAACGAGTCTTACATCAATCAGTTGGTAGGAGAAGGTAAGAAGTTCAAGGATCTTGAGGCGCTTGCCAAGGGTAAGCTTGAGGCAGACAGACATATTGGTGAAATTACCAAGACACTGGATGAACTCAGGGCTGAACTTGCCAAGCAAGACTATGCCAAAAACCTTCTTGAACAGATGAGCAAGGGTTCTGAGACTAGACAGGACGATCCTCCTCCGAATACTTCTAGTTCCTCTAATGCTGAGAACACCACTCAGAGCGCGAGTGACATCGAATCCCTTGTAGAAAAGGTTATCACTGAGAAGGAAAAGAACAGGACTGTTGCCCAGAACCTTGGGGTTGTTTCTGAGGAAATGGAAAAGCAGTTCGGTGACAAGGCAGGAAATATCCTTAAGTCAAAAAGTCAGGAGCTTAATATCTCTGTGGACAGACTTAAGGAGATTGCTGCTGAATCTCCCACAGCCTTTTTCCAGTTGATTGGTGTGTCTGCCAAAAAGCCTCAGGGCATGTCAGCACCTCAGTCTTCAGTCAGAAGTGAAACCTTTAGTTCCAATTCTCAGGACCGTGACTTCGACTATTATCAGAAGCTGCGTAAAGAGAACCGGAGCTTGTACTATTCTCCCAAGATCCAGAACATGATGCTTCAGGACAGAACAAGATTGGGAGATCGTTTCTACAAAACTTAACTTATATAAGGAGAATCAGATATGTCGGGTATGACAACTGGTAATGTTTCTCTCCTTACTCGCGCAGAGGTTTGGTCGCGTGAGCTTAAGGAGATCCTTCGTGATGAGCTTATGGCTCAGACGTATGTTCGCTGGCTTCAGGAGTTCCCTGACGGCGATACGTTCAAGATCCCCTCTATCGGTCAGGCGTATGTTGATGACTACGCTGAAGACGAAGCTGTAAAGTATCGTCCTCTTGACACTGGCCAGTTCACCTTCCAGATCACTGAGTACCTTTCTTCTGGTACTTATGTGACCAAGAAGGCTGAACAGGATATGTTCTACATGAACGAGCTTGTCTCCCGGTTTGTGCCGGAGCAGGAAAGAGCGATCATGGAGCATGTCGAAGAGGCTATCCTTGGTCTTCAGTCTCAGCAGACTGCGGCCAACACCAACCTTATCAACGGCGGTAAGCACCGTTACGTTGCCACAGGTTCTTCGAATGTTATTAACGTGGCTGACTTTGCCCGTGCTAACCTTTCGCTGAATCTGGCCAATGTCTCTGCCAACAACCGTGTGGCTATCGTGGACCCGTCTGTGGCTTACACGATTGAGACATCTTCGCAGCTTGTTGGTATCAACAACAACCCGATGTTCGAGGGTATTGTCTCGACAGGTATTGCCACGGGTATGCGCTTCGTCCGTAACGTGTACGGCTTCGATGTGTACACCTCGCAGCGTCTGGCCACGATCTCTGCGGAGACTCTGGAGACGGTTAACTGCGCTGGTTTCAAGGCAAACCTGTTCTTCTCGGCTGATGCCTCTGTGGTGCCGTTTATCGGTGCTTGGAGACAGATGCCTGAAGTCGATACAGAATATAACAAGGACTTCCAGCGCACAGAGTTTGTGACCACCGCTCGTTACGGTGTCAAGCTCTATCGCCCGGAGAACCTTGTCACTGTTCTGTCGAACACCTCGGTTTAATAGGAGGATAGTATGGCTGATTGGACAAACTCTGACGGGCTTGAGGTCCGTTTCACTGGCCCTGAGGCTGGCGCTACTGGCGCTGGTGTATCTACTCTGGGTTCTGTTAAGAACCTTGTTCTTGACTTTGACTTTGCTACGGCTGTTACGGCTGCTGCGGATGGGCATGAGGCTTTCATCCCGGCTGGTTCGTATATCAAGTCTGCTACGCTGGTTGTTACAACCGCTGCTACCTCTTCAGGTACAGCCACACTGACAATCGGTCTGGCACAGAAGGACGGTACGGTTATTGATGCCGATGGTATTGATGCCACTATTGCCCTTGCTGATCTTGCGGCTGCAAAGGTTGTCAAGTGCGATGGTGCCTTGGCTGGTGGTGTTGCCTCTGTCGGGGCTAATAACGCCTACGTTTATACTGGTCCTACAACTGGTGCCAATGCCTTTACGGCGGGTGCTGGCAAGCTGGTGATCGAGTATATCGAAGTGTAATGATAGTGTCTTGGGGAGGTCTAAGGATCTCCCCTTGACAATTCTTTTGGAATTGATATAATAGTACTAACGGTCCTCCGGGGTGAACCCTTTACGGGTGTATCATAACCCCATACATAAGGGTTTTCTTAATGGCCAATGTGCAGCATAGCAGTCTTTCTGATCCTGAACTACATGAACCTAAGGGTGTTTCTACGGCTGCTGCCAATACAGTCTACCTTGCCAATGGTTCTGGCTCTGGGGCATGGACAGCAGTTAACAGAACTCCAGGTACTGGTTGGGGTCAGTATTCTAATGCAACATATGTAGGTACGAATGCCTTGGCTATCAGTACAACTGATGTACTCTTGCCATTTGATACCAACGTAAATGTTACACAGCTTCCTATTTCCCTTACAGGTTCTACCACAAGTCTTATGAACCTTGGTACAGAAACTCTCCAGTTTGTTTCTGCCGGGGATCTGCATTCCATCACCTTTACCTTTTCTGTCTACTCAATTGTTGGTAATCCTACAATAATTGATCTTAAGCTTTATGGTTCTTCTGA